GATTCTGTATTTATGTCAACAGAGTCTGAGTATATTTCACCAGTTACTGGTAAGAAAACAGAACTTATTGGTTGGGTGGAATCTAATGACGCTAACAAGTCAAAAGAAATAGATAAAATTCTTGATTCATACAAATCAAGATTGAAAACGTTGCCTGATACACAAATAGAAAAACAGGCAAACGCAGAAGGAGGTAATGAAGTGGAAAACAACGTAGAAGTTACCAATACAGAAGCAGTTATTGAAAAAGCTCGTGAAGCAAAAGATATAATTGCAGAACAGCAAGCAGCTAATGCTGCTGCCTCAGCTCCAGTAGTTGAGAAAGTAGAAGAATCTACAGAACAAGACACTTCTGCCGAAGTTCTGGAAAAAGCAGCTGAAGTATCAGATGCACAGGTAGATGAGCCTGATTTTGCAAAGATGCTTGGCGACCTTAAGGGTTTCTTCTCCGAGACTTTGGAAAAGGCCTCCGAGGCAAACGCAGCTCAAGTTACAGCTATTAAAGAAACAGTTGAAACTTTCAGCAAAGGCGTAGATGCTAGAATTTCAGAATTAGCAGAAAAGCACACAGCTCTCTCGGATGCAGTAAATGCAATTAAGAACACTATTGAAGGTGTTGAGAAGAGAGTAGACGCAGTCGAATCAGAGACTGCAATTAAGAAGTCCTCAGACCTTGGCGGGTCTCAGGAAGTAACAATAAAGAAATCAAAATGGAACGGCACTTTCCTCGGTTCCGTTAGTGAATTGATTAAATAAGGGTAGGTGAAATAACTAATGAGTAATGAACTATTAGCTAAAGCGGCTGAAGCAAATACAACCCTAGCAGGTAGTATGGCTGGAGCAGCAGACCCCACCACTGGAATCCACGTCGGTTCCGAGGGTAAAGGGGGCTTGCTCAATCCAGAGCAGTCCGCAAGATTCCTTGATTACATGTTCGATGCAACAGTAGTCGGAAAGCTAGCACGTACAGTTCGCATGCGAGCTGATACTACAGAGATAGATCGAATTGGCGTTGGCGAGAAGCTTATGAAGCTTGCCGCTGAAGCAGAGAACACTGGCAGCAATGCTGCTGTGCAATTCTCAAAGATTTCTCTCACAACAAAGAAGCTTCGTTTGGATTGGGAGCTTTCAACAGAATCTCTAGAAGATAACATTGAAGGTGCCGATCTCGAAGACCACATTGCAAGACTTATGGCAACACAAGCAGGTAACGACCTTGAGGACGTAGTCCTTAATGGAGATACTACAAAAACTGGAGATGCTTTATACAAGGCATTTGACGGAATTGTAAAAATTGCTAAGGCCAAAGGTCATGTAGTTGCAGGAGCGGGAAATGCAATTTCCCGTGAAATCTTCAACAAAGCATTGAAGGCTATGCCACGTAAGTACAAGCAGCGCAGACCAGATCTTCGCTTCTTGTCAGGATCAAATTTGATTCAAGACTATTTATTTAGTACATCTGGCAGCATCCAAAATGTTAACCCACAAGATATTGCTGCAAGCATTATCCGTGGAGATCAGCCAGGACTTGGTGGCCCAGCAGGTTTCGTAGCACCATTTGCATTCGGTATTCCGATTGTAGAAGTTCCGCTATTAAAAGAAACACAAGCTGGTTCATACGCTACGCCATCAGGCGATCACGGAGACCTCCACTTGACATTCCCAAATAACGTAGTTATTGGAATCAAGCGTGATGTAACCGTTTATCGCTTCTTCTGGCCAAAGAAGGACTCCATTGAGTATACAATGTATACTCGTGTTGGATGCCAAATTGAGCAAGCAGATGCTTGGGTAGTCGTTAAAGACGTTAAAGTTGCTTCCTAATTAATAAATAGGAATTAAAACTGCTGAAAAGCCCTCAAATTAATTTTGGGGGCTTTTCCTTTTAACCCACTAATGCTATAATTTATTTACATATCAAAGGAGTAAATATGTCATTTGACACCCTTAAGGTAAAAGACTTAAAGCAAATTGCTGAGGATTTTGCCGTAGAAACAGCAGGATTAAAGAATAAAACAGACGTAATTGCCGCATTGGCAGAAGAAGGCGTAACTTGGTCAGTTTACCAAAGTACACTAAAAAATATAGAAGATTCAAAAGAAGATGCACCAGAAGTTTTACCAAAGTTTGATCCTAATCAAAAATTAGAAGATGACATGGTTTTGGTTAAAATGACACGTGAAAATTACAGATACGATATTGCAGGACATACATTTACAAAGGATCACCCTTTTGTTGCTATGAATCCCAATGTCGCACAAGAAATTTTTGACAAGGAGGAAGGGTTTAGGTTGGCTACGCCAAGAGAGGTACAAGAGTACTATAACTAAACCTGCTAAATGGCAGAAATATATAAAAATAGCAGTAATTTAGTATCAACAAAACTTTACGTAAAAGGCGAAGCAGTAACATCTAGTTCCGCTGTTTCTGTTAAAGTTTACGATATAACACAAGACGTGTTGATTTCTCCTGCAATTAACCCTGATACCATAATAACAACATTATCAGCCGAAGAAGTTGAAACAGATTTTGGAGTTTACGGAATATATTTGCCACTGTCTTTACTTAATAGAGACAGAAAATTTAAACTTGTTTGGGAATATCAATATGATTCTATTAGCTATTCACACACAAGCTATTTAGACGTTATAACTCCATATGCGTCTATTCAGGAAGCAGCGGATGACTTAGGTCTTGGTTCTGACGCAAATGATCCAAATCATAAATCTTATCATGAATTAAAATTGGCAGAAAAGTATGCTAGGAATATGATAGAGTTTTATACTGGACAAAAATTCTTTTTATTTGATGATACCTTTACCGTGATGGGAAATGATTCAGACACACTTCCACTTTCTAAAAAACTAAACACATTACATACGCTACATCAAAATGATCAGTTGTGGATAAACAATTTAAACAATATTAATTATTTAGGCTATGTAGTAGAGCCTACAACAAGCGGGTTTGGAATTAAAATCAATCAGTCTGCATTGCTAGATAATGATGTGTATATTGCAAATGGAATGGTTCCACCGTCAATACATGACGTTTCTCCCAATATTTTTAGACGAGGAAAACAATATAAAGTTTATGCAAGATTTGGATGGGACAATGTTCCAGACGATGTTCAACAGGCTGCAATAGAAATAATGAGATCTTACTTTAGTAAAGATCGTGTTTGGAAAGATAGGTATGTAAACAAGATATCTACAACTGATTGGGATTTTCAGTATACCTCTGATGCTTTTACTGGAACTGGCTCTGCTTATGCAGATAAACTACTTCTTGATTATGTTGTAACTCAAATGGTAGTGGTATAGTGTTTAGCATAGTTGATGGATTAATGTCTATGAAAATGGATGTATATAGACAGGAAGAAGAACAGGATCCTGATACTGGTGCATTAGTAAAAAGATTTATGTTTTATAAAACTGTAGATTGTTATGCTCGTGGGGTTATTCAAGAAAATGTAAATAGAAATATCGACAAACAAACTTTTGGGAATACATATTCTAATACCCAGGCTCTAGAAGTTAGAACACTGCAAAGATTAAATCAAAGAGAAAAAGTAAAGGACATAAGAGACTCTGCTGGAAATATAATTTGGTATGAGTTAAATTATCCAAATGATACTGGCACGGTGTTTGAAGTTGTAGGGTCTACCCCTATTACAGATCCATTTGGTTCTGTGGTTGGATATAATACATCAATAAAGAGATCGGAGAATCAACAAATTGGCTTCTGAGGCAATGGCACTTCAAGCCGCTAGCGGATTAGTTAATCTAATGGCTGGGCAGCCGATCAGTGGCGCAATAAAAGACAGCACTGTGGCACAAATATCTGCTGCAATATTTTATAAGACAAATGTGCTAGCTAAACTTGCTTCTAATTTAGCTTTTCAAAATGCATTTAGAAAAGTTATATTTAATCAGATAGATGAAGATTTTGGAAATTATATTGATGCAAAAGCAAGAACTTCTCCCAGATCATTACATCATGTTTATGAATGGGGAAAAACTGGCGATAAAGAAGCTAGGTTATTTAAGATAAAAAAACTTCCATCGGATGGACTATCTTTAAAAATTAATTATAAGCTATTAGACTCAACTTCATTTGTGCCTTCTGAAACATCCAATCATAGACATGTATTTATTAAAAAAGCTTCTATTATGGAAGAAGGAAAAACTGTAGTCATATCTCCAAGAAATGCAGAAAGATTAGTTTTTGAAACTAATGGCTATAGGGTTTATATGCCAAAAGGACAATCTGTTACTGTTAATAAACCAGGCGGTGCGGCTACTAAAAATTCATTTATATCTTCGTATAAACATTTCTTTACAGGACAACTCGTTAATATGTCTATTAAAAAATCTGGATTTCAAAGGCTATTTAATTCATCTATGACAAAAGCCCTTAACGTGCCCATACAGATTAAAACAGTAAAGTATAAGTTCTCACCTAACAGTATTGCTAATGAGGCCGATGCGGCCCTTCTGGCGGCTTTTGCGGGGGTGGCAAATGGCTAACTATAAATTAGATGCAATGTTTGAACTAAGAAAATA